CAAAGAACGATTCAATCATTTTGAATTGTTCTGAATTCATTTGCTCAACCCATTCAACAAGTTCTTCTCTAGAAAGATCTTCGTGAGACCAGACTTCTTCTTCAGTAAAAATCTTATCAATACAATCTGCGATCATTTCAAATGATTGCTCAACAGTTTTTTCTTCATCACCAAGATTATAATTACTAAATTCATCCAAAGAAGGATACTTCAGTTTAACCATTATATCATCACCAATTTTAAAGTCTGTCTTATGATCTTTATTTTTCTTGACTTTGATATTATCAATATCTAAGGTCACAGGAACAGTAGTAACTCCATCATCTGGACAAATAAGACTTAATTCAATTTCATTTCCCACAGATCTTGTGCGAATATTTAAAAAGATATACTCAAGATCAAAAGTAGGCAGTTTTTCTACCTTAATTCCTGGTGTCTCAATACAGTTTTCAATAGCAGTTTTAAGTGCTAAAGTAAGTTCTTTACTATCCTCTGTTGCCATAGCAAGAAGAAGAAGTTTTTCTTCTTTTACAAGGAATGGTCTGTATTTAATTTTTTGTCCTGTAGAAGGCAATTCCAACTCATGTGTTGGTGTAGCAATTTTTGGTAAAGGCATGAATTAAAATATAATGAAATCAGTTATCTTATTTAGGTGACTGTCGAGAGAGTAAATCCAAATCCAGAGGTAGGTCCTGCTGACCTAGTTTCAGTAACTGCAGTAGATCTTGTTCTAGCGATAAGATCACTGGGAGTTGAAGAATTAGATGATGTTCTTCTGGGCGTAACAGAGGTCACAAATGCCTTAGGTGGTGGTGGAGCAGCGGCATTAAACTCGTTAGATATTTGTGTTGGATTAGTCAGTTTCTTAAAGTCTAAGACATATCTAAGATATGAAAAATTAACCGTAACTTTTAATAACTGAGAAGGACCATACGAAACGGGCATAGAATTTATAGACCTAGGAAAGACATCAATAAAATCATATTGTAATCCATTACCACTAGTCAATCCATAATCTCTTTCAATTTTCACAATAGACATTTGTGATTTGTATTCTTCACTATACTTTACTCTATATGAATAATTTGAATTTCTTAAACTTCTAGCATCATCTTCATTAACTATAAATGACATCCAAGATTCAAAAAATCTTACAGAATAATACTCTTCGGCAGTAACATAAAATGTAAGTGCTATATCATTATCATACATTCTTCTGTAAGCATTCTTCTCAGAAACTCCATGGTAATCATTTTCAATATCAATCAGTGCCAAAGAAGATCCTGGTAAAGATGCCTCTGTACATGCTAAGTTTACAGAGTCTACAATTTTATTTCCTATATTTAATCCCTTCCCAGCCAGAAAAGTCGTAAAAGGATTAACAGTTCCTGTAGGTGGTTGGATATGTACATAATATTGCGAAGTTAAAGAAGGTCTTAATAACTTACTTTTTATATCAGTTATTCGTTTAGATCCTACTTCTGGGACTTGCATTTATAAATACTATTTGGTTCTTATATATTATGTATGCGGGAAGGAAAATATCATCAAGGAAGATTCCACCCAAGAAATCCTGATAAGTATAAAGGTGATTCTAGAAATATTGTTTACAGATCTTCCTGGGAACTTAAGTTCATGAGATACTGTGATCGTAAAGAAAATATTTTGGAGTGGGGAAGTGAAGAATTTTTTATTCCATACTTTGATCCAACAACAAATAAAGTTCGTAGATACTTTCCAGATTTTATTGTAAAGATAAAAGAAAGTAGTGGAGTAATTAAAAAGTATTTGGTAGAAGTAAAACCAAAAAGACAAACACTAGAACCAAAACAATCAAAAGGTAAAAGAAAGAAGACTTACATTAACGAAGTATTAACTTATAGTAAAAATGTTGCTAAGTGGAAAGCAGCAAAAGAATGGTGCGATGATCGTAGAATTGAATTTAAGATCATCACAGAAGATGAATTGGGGATATAAATAACTAAAAATTATAATCTAATGTCATTACCGCAAGGTTATTCAAAAACTGGTGACTATAATTATAGAGCAACTAAAACAATCCCCGTTAAAAGAAAATTACGTAGAGGAAGTGGGATTGATAGAAGTAAAAATTTAACTTATGATGTAAATAATCAAACAGGTAATATCCAAGTGTCTTTGGATGGACAACCTTTTTGGGAGTATAGTGCAGAAAAAAATAAGTGGACTGTACCCAGCGGACAAGTAGATAATTATATTGAAGCTACTAAATTTTTTGGAGATCCTTCTTCAGATACATGGAAAGTAATTGAAAGAAATGGTAAGAACGATGCAACATCTATTATAAATGATCAAAATGCAACTAGTTTCAGAGATAGAGCAGCTATCTCACAAACAAGTGGTTATCGTTCTTCCATAGACAACTCTAGAGTCGAATCGGAAGGAGCTGGTCCAAACAATATTGGCGAAGAAGAACAACCAGAAACTACTTCAACGGCACAGACAAGTATTTCTGCTGAATTACAAAAATCATCAATACAAGTAAAACCTGCTGCTGCTGAACCACCATCTGATAGTTTAAGATATCCAGAAAAAATTCCGACAGGAATGGATACGATTAGATTTAGTAAGTTTGAATATACTGTGAGAAGAGCTTCTGGTTTTACTTTTGCAGACAGGAAACGTGACCAAAAACAAACATTATCTAGTGTTACTTTAGGGATACAAGAAGGAATTAGAGATAGTAATAAAGTTAACTGGAGCGGTAAAGATTTAAATCCACTAAAAACTGCAGGATTAGATTTGGTTTATGGTGGTGCTACAGGAGATGTTGGAAATAGTTTGAAGAGATTAGAAGAAGATATAAGAAAAGACGGTATGAGTTTTAAACAAGGAGTTTTAAGTAAAATTGCAGAGTTTGCTTTAGGGGCAAATAATTTAACAGCAAGAACAACTGGAGGAGTTTTTAATCCAAATAGAGAATTATTATTCGATGGTCCCGATCTAAGAGAGTTTAAGTTTCAATTTTCCTTATCACCAAGAACTCCAACCGAAGCAACTAACGTAAAAAATATTATCAGATTCTTCAAGCAAGGAATGGCACCAAGAAGAAGTGAAAGATCATTGTTCTTAAAATCTCCCCATACTTTTGGAATAACTTACCTACATAATAACGCACACAATCCATCATTAAATAGAATAAAAGAGTGTGCTTTGGTTGGATGTGAGGTTGATTATACTCCAACTCAATCTTATATAACCTTCGAAGATGGTGTTCCCGTTCAGTATGCTTTAAGTTTGTATTTCCAAGAACTAGTACCAGTATATGAAGATGATTATTCAGAAAACGAAATAGGATACTAAAATGCCAAGACCTTATTTTAGAGAATTACCAAACCTAGAATATGTGAATAGATTCCCTGGAGCATCTTCGGGAGAATATGTCGAAGTAAAAAATCTTTTTAAGAGAGGAAAAATATCTGATGACATCTTTGAAAATTTGATGTTCTTTGAAAGATATCAAATTATAGGAGATGAGCGTCCAGATAATGTTGCATTTAAATTCTATGAGGATGAAACATTAGATTGGATTATATTCTTATCTAATAATATAGTTAATATACAAACTGAATGGCCACTACCACAATCATCATTAGAAAAGTTCTTGCTTGAAAAGTATGGCAGTTATGATAATCTATACAATGGAATTCACCACTATGTCTCAGATGAAGTAAAAAATAGTGTCGGTGAAACTGTAGTGCAAGAAGGAACTATTAGATATAATTTAGATTCCGATATAGAGTTAATTGATTACAGACAAGTCAGTAGTGTTATTGTATTCAGAAACTATTCAGAAACTAAAAAAGTTTTTATTACATTTAAAACAGGTATATCAAACCTTACAGAATCAACTCAACTGTTCTTAGAAGGTGTAGAAAATAATGAATACAATGGATTTGTAAGTAAGAATGAAGAAATCTTTATTACATCTCTGAATACCAAAGGAGATTACATTCAACTCATCAATGAAGTTACAGATGCGGAAATTGGTGATGTTTATATGACTCAACTACCATCTAAAATATTATGGATTTATGATGGTACTAATTGGTTAGAAATGGGACCAGCACAATTTGATGAGAATAATAACTTAAGTACATCTTTTGTATTTACAACCGATGATAATGACTTTGTTGGAATAGAAGAAGCAGAATCTATTGATACAGACTCTACAGAACTTACTGTGGACAGCACAACCTATCGTTCAGATGCAATTGTAGATCTAGAGCAATACATCGTAGAGTATATACCATTAACTCTAGATCCTAAGTTGAATAGAGTAAACACGTTAGATTATGTTTCATACTATGACTATGGACTCGGAGTACAAGTAGAAGTTCCTTACTTAAATTATTTTAATCCTGTTACAAACTACGAATTTGAAATTAATTTAGAAAATAAAAAGAGAAACATCTATATCCTCAAACCAGAATACTTAAATACTATTCTCGATGATGTAGAAAGTTTAATGGAATATAAAGAGGGTGCCGATCAGAATGTGACCAACACCCTCAAGAGAGTACAGAATATTAGATTATATCAGTAATCAATCTTCGTCCATCAGATTTTGAAACTTATTCATGAGAGAACTCATGTCGTCATCATCAGAATTTGAACTAATATTGTTCAGTTCCTGTTTCATAGAAGCAGGAAGTTCAGAAGATTGCTTACTCTTACGATAAGATTCTTCTAGTTCTTCTGTAACATCATCTTCTTTGGTTCGCTTTGGAGTATAGGACTCATACTCTTCCTCTTCATCGTGTGATGCAGACTTAGAAGCAACTTTGTTCAGTCCCAGAACCATGTTCAAACGCTTCTCAAGATCTTCATAAGACTTGAACTTATCAGCAGAAACAAGGTCAGTCAGAGAGTACTCCTTCTTCCAGATTGCTTCCATAGCATCGTCATCATCGAGGAGAGGAGAAGATGCTGCAAACTCAGAACTATCATAATTCCAGTATCCATCCTTTTTCATAATCTTCAGTTTGAAGTTTGCACCTTCCCAGAAGTCAAAAGGATTGATTGGTTCTTCATCATCAAACTCAGGTTGCATTGCATTGAGAACTTTATCAAAGATCTTCTTACCGAATTTGAACAGGAAGACTTTACCTTCGTTCTCAGGATGCAGAGGATCTTTTACAACATAGATGTTGCTGTAGTAAGAAAGCTTACGCTTCTGCTTACGAACAGTATCCTTGTCTTTATCATTTCCACTGTTCCAGAGTTCACGGTTATACTCAGTAACTGGATCTTTCTGACCAATAGTAGTCAGAGAGTTCTCAATATACCAACCTCCAGTTCCCTGAAAGCCATGTGTGAAGAGTTTTACCCAAGGGAGATCTTCTCCTTCTGGAGCAGGAAGGAAGCGAATAACTGCACTACCAGTTCCTCCCTTACCCATTTCTGGTTTCCAGAAACGTTCATCAGCACCGCCTGAACCCCCATTGGTCTTCTCTACTTCCTTTACCAGTTTTTCAGTAAGAGAACCCAGACGGGATTGTTTTTTAAGATTTGCAAAAGACATGTGTTACCTCGTATTGTACGTATTTGGCCTGTGTGGAGTAGCTTTGGTGCGGATTTCCTAGCCGCTGATCTATAATAGTAGGATAATCAACTCTTGTCAAGTTCTTCCATCAGACTTTCAAGAAGTTTTTCCATATTTCCAAACATCTGCGAGACATTCATATCATCTTGAAGACCCATCATCTTAGCAGATTCAATTATTTTATTTTTCATTTCTTGTGCTTCGGGATCATCTGACAGACTCATTCTAGTATAAAGAACTCTTTGTTTCTCTAAAAGATTTTTGAGAAGATTAACATGCTTAATCTTCTCTTGATTATCCATTGAATGAAACTTAAATACATTCCCATAAACTTCTTCCTGCAACTGAGAAATTTCTGTCATCTCTGCTCTCACCATCTCAGAATTGAAAAAAGTCATGACACACACTCCTTTAATATTTTTTTATATTTAAACATATCAATATGTATGAAAGGAGAGTACTTACGAATTCTCATAGAAACAAACTCCCAAATAGGATCTTTTAATTTCTTATCATAAGTCTTCCGAAGATCCAAAAGTTTATCTAAGATTACTAAAGTTTCCAGTGTAATTTCTTTTCTTAGATACTTTTTAAGAATTAATGGATGAGAAGTGCCGTTGACTTCAAATAATTTTTGTGTATCACTATCTGAAAAAAGTTCGTAAACATCAGACTTAAACACATAAGAAAGTGCCTGATTTTTTTTCTTCCATTCAGTATAAGAAGATTCACCAGTCTTAATAATCTCTCCAATCCAAAGAGATTGTGGATCATCACAAGATGCAAAGTTAGATACAAAGAATTCCATAATCTCTTGATCACTCTTCTGACGACTCATCTTCTCAAAAAAGAATCTATCTTTTCTTTTGTAGAATGATTGAATTGATGATCTAGTTTTTCCGTGATACTTATGATAGTCGTAACTATCTTTTGTGAAATGATTTTTTAGTGCTAAGTATGTTTTATAGCAGTTATGAGGATCCAATTTCAAAATACTAATTTCGCTCTAGATGTTCTTTTCAAAAAGTTTAGTTCAATTGCTTCACACTTAATTTTTTCTTTAAGTGGTTTAGAAATCAGTTTAGGGACTGATTCAAATTCTATTTTG